AACTCTGAAATATCGTTCATCTGTTCCCTACGGTGTTTTGGCATACGGGTTACATCTGAAGGGCCCATATCTCCCCAACCGTCTAAACCAGATTCTCTTAAAAATACTCCTTTAGAGGGAGCGTTAACAAAGTCGTACCACACATCTTCAGGAACTCCTCGGTAATCCCACCAAGTGCCGTCTCTAAAAACAACGGTCATTGTGTTTGTCTTAAAATCGTATCCAGCTTTTAACGTTCTTGGCTTAGATGGGTTAGTTGTGGTGGTGGTACGCATAGAGGGGCCACCATCAATTACTTGAAACTCTGGGTCGTTTTCTTTTGGGTCTTTTAAAAGTTCGTCAATAAAATTTGAGGTGTACCCAGCAGACATCTCTTCCCAAGACGGGATAGTAGGTTTTTTCTTAGCCATTAGTTCTCACATTCATGCAAAGCAGCTTCTTCTTCTACAACTCTAGCATGACAGGCTTTGCACCTAAGATACTTAGGGGGTTTAAAGTTATTTTGAGCCGTAGCTCCTAAAGGAAGATTATTACCGTTTTCGTCATCTTCTGGTTCGTAATCAAATACTATCTTTGATTCTCTAAAGAGGTGGTCTGGAAAAGGGCCCTTAGCTTGATAAGCCTTTTCTGGCACGGGATGGGCTTGAACAGCTTTTACCCGTGTTATTTTCATGCTTCCTCTTCTGTTGGCTCCTCAGTAGATTCTACAGTAACTTCTGTAGTTGTAGGTTTACTTGCTGCTTTTTTAGTTGTTTTCTTTGGCTCTTCTACAATCGTAGCATTTCCAGGTTTGGAAGTTCCAGTTAGTGGTAACTGCCCAGATAATGCTCGCACCTGTAGATGCGGTGGAAGACACAGCGGGCAGTAACTTATTGGGTTAGCACCTTTGTCCGCCAGAGTGAACTCAGCATTATTTGGGCAGTTTACACATTTCATGTTTTTACTTGGCTCCTGTGCCGAATGCTGTGTCGGAAGGGTTTAGATAACGAAGTACTACTGGAAGAATTGCTACAACACCTGCGGTGAGGATAGCTTTTGCTCCGTCTAGGTCAAGGCTAAATACATCTCCACCTGTGGCAACAAATGCGGAAATTGCTGCAGCCATGAACGAGCGGCCCCATGAGGCCAACATTGCTTTATTCATTTATTTCTCTACCTTTCGAGGCACAACTAGGTAGTGCCTGCACAATTAGTCTGCCTGATTTAGAAGTTAATGTCAAGCCCAACTACTTTGAAGATTCATCTATATGTTGCGTAAACCGGCCCTCTAAGCGTGCCATTGCAATTTTTTGTTCTGTTACATCTCTACTAATTTGGTTTAACTGGTCCTTCATTGAGCTTCCACCATTCGGTTTCAATTCGGACAAATAGCCTTTTAACCAACTCTTTAATAACCAATTAGTTATTGTAATTGTGAATAGTGCAAACGTAGCAAAACTAGCTAAAGTTTGAGCCCACTGTAAAACTGTCATCAAAGTATTTCCTGTCTAAAAGGCGTTATACGCAGTGTAGAAAAAAGTTTGTCATAAAAACACACCTTTGTCACGCTATTCAACTTGACATATGTACGTAACTCAGTGTTTCCTTGTACTAAGGAGGAAATCAAATGCTTTTGTTTAAGAACATAGCGCCAGAGTCAAAAGGATTAGGAGCCATGGCAATGTCCATGGTTTTGGTAGTCGTGATGACAGTAAACGCAACTGGCTCATCGCAAGCCGCATCCGAGCTTGCAGATGCAAAAGATATGGGTTCTGTCCAGGTAGTTACACTAAGTGATTACTCAGATAAGACCTCACTCACGGACACGGAGTTAAAGGAACTTTTGACTCTTGTCGGATTTAAAGGGTCTGCGCTTAAGACAGCGTGGGCTGTAGCTAAAAAGGAATCCAATGGACGCCCTTTAGCTCACAATAAAAATGCTAGTACAGGGGACAACTCTTACGGCATTTTTCAAATAAACATGTTAGGCAGCCTCGGTGAGGATAGGAGAGAAAAGTTCTCTCTAGCGACTAACGCTGATTTATTTAATCCTGTAACAAACGCTCAGATAGCGTTTCATATGACCCAAGGAGGAGAAGACTGGTCCTCTTGGACATATTTGGAAGGAGAACGGTTTAAGCAATTCTTGCTTGAATATCCAGCGATATTTAATACCAAAAACAATAAGGAGTAATATGGCTAAAGCACCAGGTTTTGACGGTACGCAACCCTGCGCTACTGTAAACGGAGACATGTTTTTCCCCGAAACTGGTTCTGAAACTATAGAAATAAAACCTGTATTAACTAAGATATGCAATAGTTGCCAGTTCCAAACACCTTGTTTACAGTACGCGTTAGAAAACGCTGTTCAAGGTTTTTGGGCTGGCACTGTTGAACGTGAGAGACGCCTTATGCGTAGACGTTTAAAGATTGCAGTTAAGCCGCTAGTTTATTACTAAAATTACCGTTTTTGATGGTCGTCATACGGGTTTCCCCAAGCGTCTATACCTTTAAAATAAAGACGACCAGCTGTGTGGTTTTTAAGAACATCTTCATAAGTTCTTAATCTTCCGTATTCAGCGTTTGTCCTGTGTTCTTCAGAAATAACGTCATCATTAAATAAGTCTTTGTCAAATGCTATTGAAAATTCGTCTGCAAAATATCTAGGTATTGGTATAAACGCACCTATAGGTTCACCAGCTTTAAAGTTCACCCTAATACCTGGCTTAGTCATTTTTAAATTAAAAGTAAAATCTCTTTGTAAGTTATCAGTTTCAATAACACCCGTCATATGAGTTATGCCGTGTTTAACGAAGTTAGGCGGGGAAATTGTCATTAAGTTAACTCCTGGAGGAGTCCTATAATGCCACGAGTTTTGAACTGTTACTATCCCTGAACCAAAATGCCCGTCGTATTTTTGAACTGTTGGCTTCTCGTCTACGTAGTCAACCGTTACTCCGTGAGGGTTTACGTCTCCGGTCCAATAAACAGAAAAATCTATTTCAGCTTTCACTATGAACCCATATTGATTTCCAATATTTAAAGGTAAACAGTAATAAAAATGGTCTGTAAACCAATCTCTTTTAAAATTTCCGTCTAAAGACTCTAGTAGCGGAGAAACTTGTTCCTTTTGAATTCCACGGTTAGGAACCACTACAAGAGTGTTAGTTGGAACTTTAAAACCCTCACTATTTATACTTGGGGGTTTCATTTATTAAATCGGAAGTCTATCCGCATGGTTGGCGTCTAAAGTCCAAAAAGAAGCAACAGTTAGGCGCAACCCAGAAGTTACTTTGGAAACTCCGTGCATATATTCGGTGCTTCCAGGAAACGTAACCATGGTCCCTGGTTCTGGAATTAATTCCAATTCGTGGTCTGGAAAATATATTTTTCCGCCTTCGTATTCACTATTTAAATACACAATAGATGCGTAGTCACGCCAGCCATAAGGATGTGGAGCGCCGTCTTGGTTTTCTGAATCAGCATGTGGTAACTGCTCATTACCAGGTAACCAACGCACTAGTTGAAGAGTGTCTGAATAAAGAGGTACCCCTAAGTTTCTAATTTTTATAATGTGGTCTTTAATTCTCATTCTTATTTCAACAAGAGTTTTGTATACCAATAGGTCTTCTGACTTACCAAAGTTTTCTTTATCAGCGACTAGAGTTCCAGCATGTACGTATCTATTATGCCAATTTGGTGATGGGTCAGACTTGTCCCACTTGTCAGATTCGTTTAATTTAAGAGCGTAGTTAACTAGTAAGTTAAGTTCTTCTTGTGAAACAAAATTAGGATTTTGAGAAATCATGATGAGCTCCTAGCTACTGCTCCCCATTTTCCAACAGGACAATAGGCGTCTGCTAACTTGGTTTTTGCTTGCATAAAACAACCACATTTTTTACAAGTTTTAGTTAGTTTAATTAAAAACTCACAATTTAAACATGTTTCAAATCTATTTTGAGCGGTTTCTTCATCTGTATAGTTGTCTTTGTTTAACATGTCCCAAGGTTTTACAGTCCTCTTTTTAGCCTCTTCTTCTTTAAGAGGGGAGCAATCAAACTCTCCGTCCGAGTGCCTGCAACCAACAGAAACCTCTGGTTTGTCTGTTAGGTCTACGATTGTTGGGTTGTTAAGTAGGATTGACCCTAAACGTGCGGGTGTTCCAATAAACTCAACAACTTCGCCTTCTAATACAAACCCTACTCGTTTTGAGCCTTCTGGTAATTGGTCCATGTAGTTCTCCTATACGTTGATAAGTTAATTGTATACCACTGTTATAAAAGAGGTAGCCATTTTTGAGGGTACTGTTTTTCTAGTAAAGGTATGGGAGCTATGCTAAACGTTAAAATTTTAACGTTTTCTTCCCCGTATATAATTCGTTTTCCAGCTTCAAATAAAAGGATAGTTCCTTTAGGAGTGGAATATTTATCTCCATTAACAGAGGTAATAGACTCTTCAGAAGACTCAATAAAATAAACGCCAGAAAAACAAGGGACGCTCACTCCACCCATGTCATACCAGACATCAGTTCTTACATTGTCTGAATAATCTGATGAAAGATAGTAACCAGATTTGCTACTTAAATCATAGTAGGGAAGGGCTTCAATAAGTAGGCCCCTAATTACCTGCAAAGCCTTGTTAATATTCCTATTGTAGGCGCCAAAATAATTCTTTGAATCCGGGTTTTCTACAGGAATGTGCCCTAGAAAATCGGCTTTTACACCACTGTTAAATTTATAAACTTCATCAGGAGGGTACACCTTGTTTATTACTGCTTCTAATATGTTTTTAGGGTCAGAGGCCCCTATAAATACTTTAAAAGGCTGCAGTTCCCTATTTAACAGGACTTCCTCTAGGTTACCCATTAAATCCCCCAATTCTTTGACCAAACCATATCACAGGGGTTGCCGGGTCTCTAGGAGGCTCTTGTTCAGGCATGGAAACTCTACCCCCAGGAGTTGGGCTATTAGGGTTGTTATGACTCATTAGTTTGACTAGTGTTCCGTATAGTCTATTAGTTATAGGACTTCTGTTTCTAGTTCCCTCTAAAAGTATGCCCCCAGCATTGTTATAAAATACTGAACGCAATACGCTAGCTAAGAACTTCCAATACCCACGTCTTCTATATATAGGATTTGTGTACATTCTATTTGACTCAACAGTTTTGTTAAGCTCTGTGTAGGAGCCTCTTTGGTCAGGGGCTTGTATCGTATACATGTCAGGGTATTCGTTTGGAGTAAACTGAGAAAATATAATGGTTCCGTTTGGATATTTGTTATTTTTGTAAAGTCCTATAGATAGTTTAACAAATTCATGATTTACAAAACAAGCGTGAATCCAAGAATCGCCTAGCTCTGTAGGATATTGGGACAAGTTCATCATAGAGTGTCCGTCAATTGTTACTGGAGATATAGTAGTCGTAATTGTTAGGTCTCCTAAATATCTACAGAATCATGCACCAATAAGTGTTCAGTGTAAAACACATCGTATGGTTCACAGTCTATTGAGACAACCTCATGGGGTATGTCACCAGTTTTAAGATACTTTATGTCTTCCCAACTACTGGTTTGATAGTTGTATACCTTGTCACTAATCGAAACTTCTGTAGACAAAACAAACAGTGCTTTAGCTCCTTTTTTAACTAACACATAGTGTGTGTCAGAGAACAAATCATTGTTTATTACCACACCTCTAGCAGCAGTTCTTCTAGTAATACTCGTAACTGTTGTTTCCACGGTAGTAAACACTGGATTTTTATCTGACCAATTTATGGCAGCCAAAGTAGACCCAGGTAAGTCTTCATAAGGAAAGCCTTCAATATCAGCAGATAGTAGGACATCTCCTACCTCAATACTTCCGGCAACAACTAATCCGTCTGGGGTTCTTAAAAAAGTGTTTACACCAATTGATTTAATTCCAGGAGGTGGGAGAGGAGGTAGGTCTATAGGAGGTGGAGGAGGTTCAGACGGTGGTGGAGGTGGTGGTGGAGGAGGTGGTGGTGGAGGAGGAGGACTCTCTTGATACGCTCCACCCGTTGGAATATTTGGACAGCAGTCTGGTGCACAGCACTCAGGTGCGTAAAGGTAAGTTCCATAGTTTACATAATTACAAGTACAACTTGCTGGTGGCGGTGGCGGTGGCGGAGGTGGTGGAGGAGCACTTGGGCAAGTAAAAGATTCACCGCAAGAAGTAACTGTAATGGTTACAGTTTGACCGCATGACGCTCTGTACTCAGTGTAAGTATATAGAAATGTGCAACCACCAGGTGGCGGTGGTGGAGGTGGAGGTGGAGGCGGTGTGCCTGATGCAATACAAGGGCCATAAGTGTTATCGCAACCAAAATTAGTTATACATACTGTTCTAGTTCCAGAGGTAAAAGTTCCAGATACTGGGTCGTAAATTTGACATGATTCTGTAGATGTTCCTAATGCACAAGTTACACAATCAAGTGCTGGTGGTGGTGGCGGAGGAGGAGGTGGCGGAGTAGTTCCGGTTGAATGGCAAGCTGGGTACTCATTAGTGTTGTTATAAATGCATTGAGTGCTATACCCCGTACCACTAGCAGAAACATTTGTTGCAGATTCTGAGTAACCGCAGTTACCTACACCAGCTCCTGGGGATGAAGTTGTGCATTTCCAAGAATAAGAATTTTGTTGAACTGATGCTCCTGTGTAGTAATTACCGCAAGGTCCAGACTGTGATGTACTTGTGCAAGGGCTGCAAGGATTAGAAATATCAGCAGAAGAGCAATAGCAAGTTCCACCACTAGTAGTTTGTGAACAGTTGTTTGATGGTTGAGGTACACATGCTCCATCTTCAGTGTAATCGCAAGATGCATCTGAGTATGCGTACACAGTAGTGTTTCTAGTTCCTGATGCACAAGTTCCATCGCTTCTAGTGCTTGAATAGCTTCCATAGAAAGTTCCGCAATACTGTCCACCTGTGTACCTGTTGCCACAGGGACCTGTTTGAGATGTACTCGTACAAGGACTACAAGGATTAGATATATCAGCAGAAGAGCAATAGCAAGTTCCACCTGTAGTTGTAGCTGCTGGGCAACCACCAGAGCTTGCTCCGCAGTTAGGTTGACTTACGCTTCCTGATGCACCACAAATCCAGTTGCTTGGATTTCCAGAAAGGTTTTGCCAATAAGAACAACAAGAGTTTACAGTACATCCACCAAAGGGAACTCCATTATCTGTTCCACACACGGCTCCGCCTGCAACAACACTTGAACCATTGCAGTAATAAAATCCAATGCTTACGCAAGAAACTAAACCGCTACCGCCGCCGCCGCCAGGAGGAGGAGGTGGAGGAGGAGGTGGAGGAGGTGGAGGAGGAGGAGGAGGAGGAGGAGGTGGAGCAGCGGGAAAAGATTGACGCCAAACACCATTAGCTTTTACATAAGTATTAGTAACAGCTTTCCAAACACCATCAACTTTTACATAATAAGCAGATGCTGCTTGCCAGCCACTTGGTGTCTTGACGTAACCGTGTGACATTTATACCTAGGCACTCGTATATGTAAGCCAGATATCTCCGTCTTGACCTACAGTGCTTATTGGTGCACCTGTAGAAACAAAGATGTTGCGGTCGCCGTCGTCGTTGCTTTGAAGGACCGTTGGTCCGTATACAGTAACATCACCTTTTCTTGGCATTATGAAATCACAATCCCTGAGATTACTAAGTTAACAGATGTCACTGCAGAAGCTTTTGCGGTTAAAGTTTCGCCAACTGCCATAGGCAAATCAACAGCAAAAATAACGTTAGAGTTTGCTCCAACAGATAAGGCGCTTATGATTTTATTAGCTGCGGTCACAGAACCACCGCTGGGTACTAAGTTAGCGTCTACAGTCACTGGAGAACCAGTTACATTTGTAAACAAAAGTTGCTTTACCACTCGAGTCTCTCCAGAAGGCACTGCTGTGATTACCTGGGTATCTGTGGTTGATAGTTGAACTGGGCCTGAAAGGCGGGCTGCGCTAAATGTGGCCATTTGAATCCTTCCTAGTGGCTTCCTAAAAGTCTAGGATAGCCGATAATCTATTGTTTTAGTTGTCTACCTAGTACCGTGGTAAGCACGGCCTGGGTTCATGTAACCCTTGATGCTTGGCTTTTCTTTGTCATTTAAGTATAACTTACGTAGTCCAAACCGAGAATCACGTATTGTTATTAGTTTGGGTTGGGCGTAAATGAACTCTTGTACTCTACTCATGGGGACCACCTGTTCCATTGGATAAGTTGAGTCACCATCCCAGGCAAAGAAGGTTGCCAACCTGCTTTTGTTATTGCGTCTCTAAACTCTCTGCTGCGTCCAGTAAGTAGTTTTACTGGCTCACTGGGGGCGTTTAAGTTTTTATTTTCCAACATTTTTAGCTTTTTTAGCAGCAGCTCTAGCTGCGTACTTCTTAGCGTATGTTGGACTAATTTCAATTCCTTCTTCTTCTGTAATATGACCACCAGCTACAGCTGCACGGGTATCTGTATAGGTGCCTTTTCGGCCTTTAGACTTTCCTGTAGAACTCCACTGTTTGCCTTCAGAGTGCCCAGAAGGATTTGGTTTTGGAGTTGAGTCCCCAGCTGTCTGATTTTGTACATCTTTAATTACATCACCGTACTCAACGCTAAATCCGCCCTTACCATCCGCAGCAAGTTTTTTTAATTTGCTACCTTCAGGGGTGTTTTTACCTGATGCTCCATAATGATAGTCGCCTCGTCGTGTCTCTCTATCGAGGTCATACTCTTTCATTGTGTTTTCATTTTGCCAATCTTCAGCACTTCTTTCATTAGAACCTGAAGATGTTCTAGAAGAACTTCTAGACGAACTATTAGCTCCTTTACCACCAGGAGTTCCTCGTCCTAAAAATACTGCTGCAGCAATCTGTCCCATTGAAGAGTTACGTCCAGCTTTTTTACCAAAGCCAGAGGCTGCACGTCCTTCTGATTCAGCGGAAGGTTTATTCATACCAAAAGTAGCCATAATAGAAGTTTAAGACACTTTCTCTAGTTTGACCTCGTATGTACTCATTTTATTTAATTACTTGCCACAAGTAGGGCATTTAGAATCAGCAGAGCCAGAAGATGTAGATGAGCCAGCTGCTTTGAACTTAGGGCGTCCAAAGCCTACGATTGAAATCATAACCCCAGCTTTGTTCTTTTTATAGGCTCTAAGTTGCTTGCAAACTTCTCCGCCATTTCTTTGGCTTCCAGATTTCTTTGATGAAGTATTTCCTTCAATGCACCAGACAGTGCCATCTTCATTGTCTTTTATAACAATACCTACGTGAGAAATTCTATCGACACCGTCTGAGGGGAAATCAAAATAGGCGATATCACCTGGTTCTGGGTCAGCTACATCTCCATCAATCCATGCGCCTTTTTTCTTAAAAGCTGCTGCACCATTAGGAGTGTAAACAGTATTAGGAACTTTTACACCAGCCTCGTTAGCGCACCACATAACAAAACTTCCGCACCATGGTTGGAAGTTAGCTTTTGTGTAAGCACCGTACTTTGTCTCGTTGTCTTTAGGACCTTCAATAGTTCCTAGCTCACCTTTAGCAACTTCAATGAGTTTAGCTGCTGTTCCTTGGTCTGCCATTTATTAAACCTCTCACTAACGCTTTACAATTATTACTGATGCTTGTCCTGTTTGATTTGATTCAGCTATTGCATATACCTCATCAACAGTAGTTAGATTTTCAAAAGTAAACGCAGTCTGGGGTTCTAGATGTCTACCATAAGAAGAAAGAGTTAGCCCCTCTCCTCCAAGAAATAAATCATGAGCTCCTGTGTTTTGAACGTGTACAGTTAAACTTCCACCTACTTCTCGTCCTTCAGGAGTAAGTCTGGTTGCTTCGGTGTGTGGTACAGAAAACACATAATGATTTACTGGCATTAATCTTTATCCCAATCTAAATCAACTGGTTGCTCTGCTGGCATTTGACCATCAGGTTTTGCTGCAAGACGTGCTGCTGTAGCATCAATCTCAGCTTCTAATTTTTTGTCTGCTTGAGTGTTTTTAGCATCCATTTCTTTGTTATCTAATTGTGCTTTCATAATGTCTTTAGCACCAGATGAACCAATCAGGATACCTGCGAGGGTTCCTGTAATAAATGTTGCAATACTTCCCAAAACGTTAAAGAACATCTTGTCATTTTCTGACTGTGCTCCGATTGGCTGTGTCACAAATAAAAGGCCGTAAAGAATACCTAGTGATGTGCATAGCAAAATTGCGCCTAGTGTGATGCCGAGAATAAACTTTAAGCGGGCATCTAGGTCTTGTGGTGATAAACGTTCTTTACTCATTTGGTGTTCCCTCTGGTTCTACAGTAGCGGTAGTTCCGTCTGATGTTTTAACTAAGTCTACAGGACAAGTGCCTGTAGAAGTACAGATAGGCGGCTTACATTCAGCACTTTCCCAATTAGTTGGGTCTTGGCATGGGTATCTAAAATGTCCGTCATACCCACAACCTGTCAAAGAAAAAACAAGTAGGGCAGATAATATAAGTCGTTTAATCATTCTTCGTCCTTCGGATTTCTAAGCGGGTAAGTCACCGCCCAAGCAACTAATGTTCCCACAATTGCGTACCCCACAACGGTCTTAGCTGACCCATCTAGGACTACCCAGGCAATAAACATTCCTAGCAACGTCCATAGCTGGTCAATCATGTCTTTAAGTACTCTCATGGTCTACGTCTCCTAACGCCTTTTGAATCTCCAGAAGCGCCTCCGCCTCCAGAACCACCACTACTAGACCCACCTGTTGTAGAGCCTGTTGCGGCTCCCGCTGCAGCAGCTACAGCATTCATAGCAGCACCGCTAGCAATAACTGCGGCAACTACCATTTCCTGTGCTTCTTCACGTTCTTCATCAGACATATCAGCACCGATACTTCCAAGTGCTTGTAGGGCTTGACCAGGGTCATCAAATATTGCGCCAAGTAATTCTGCAGGATTTTCTAATAATACAAGAGCTGCAGCAACGTCTGCTGTAATTATAACTTCATTACCGTTTTCATCAGTTCTAACCTCTACAGGAGTATCAGGTGGGAGGTCTTTATACTCAAGTCCTGCTTCAGCAATAGCTTCTGCAGTAACAGCTTCTCCACCTGCTGCTTCAATAAGGGCTTCAGCAATAACTTCTTTTTCCGCTTCAGTTACGACACCATCAGCTTGTGCGTCTTCTACAGCAGACTCCACTTCTTCTTCAGGTGTGGTAGTCTCTGGAGCTGTTTCTTCAATAGGAGGTTCTAATGATTCTGTGGACGGATTTTCTTGCTCTGGCTCTGGTGACTCTGGTTGTGGCTGCGGTTCCTCAGTTGCGCTCTCTTCCTCCTGAGGCTCCTGCGGTTCTTCGGATTCCGATGAAGTATCTTCCTCATCTACTGGGTCTTCTGTGGGTGTCTGCGGCTCTGATGTGGGCGGCTCAATAGGTGGCTCTACTGGCTCTGGTAAAGGCTCTACAGGAGGCTCAGGAACGGGTTCTGGCTCTGGCTCAGGAACAGGCTCGGGTTCTGGGGTTGGTGTCGGCTCAGGTTGAGGAGTTGGCTCGACTGGAGGTAATGGCTCAGGTGTTACAGGAACGGGCGCAGGTTCTGGCGTCACTGGTTCAGGTTGAGGAACAGGTTGAGGTTCTGGAGCCGGGACAGGATTGGTTGGCGCGGGGTCGGTTGACGGATTTGTAGGAGGTTGTGGTGAAGGTTCGGGTTGTGGTTGTGGTGTTGGCTCTGGTGTCGGCTGTGGTGTTGGCTCTGGCTGCGGTGCGGGAGTTGGCTCAGGCACTGGAGGAATTGGAGTTTGAAGAGCTGTAACAGCAGTTGCAACAGTTGCTGTTGCGGTGTCTGCTAAAGCGTTTGCAGTAGCAAGAGTAGTAGCTGCGGTTTCTTGAGCAGCAACAATAGTTTCGTTAGACACATTAGTCATTTGTTGAACAGGTTGACCAACAGCTTCACGAACACCAGTACGTTGCGGATACCAAAGATTAGTGGTGTTTCCAGCAACAGTTCCAATACCAGTCCATTCACCAGTTGTTGGGTTTACTGTCATTTTCCAATTAATGTTAGTTATAGGGGCGTTGTTATCACCAAATTTTTTAAGGTTCCAATCAACTTCTAAAGTTGTTTCTGTGGTAGTAACCACCGTAGAAGTGCCTGTACCAGCATTCATATAGTCGCTGGCAAACACTGAGATGCTTGGTCCACCAGGGAAGTCCCACCAGATATGGTCGCCAGTGCCAAAAGTAATAGTTGCCTTTGAAGTTACGTAAATTTGACTATCTGCACCTTGGCCGTTGTATACGGTGTCGCCCATTTTAATATCAAAAGGCGTTTGAATTTTAGTTGATGCGTCGTACATAACTGGAAGAGTGGTAGTAGTAACGGTTGGCGTGTCTACTGGAGCAGGTGCTACATAGCCTTCGGTTGTATAAACTTTTGTATTTTCTGGAGCGGTTAACAAAGTGTCTACCGCAGCTTGAGCAGTAGCCGCTACAACTGTAGCTGAATCTGCTACTGCAATAGCAGTTTGAGCTGCTGCTACTGGTTCGGCAGCTGCTGTTTGTTGTTCTGTACTTGCAGTTTGAACAGCTGCATTTAATGTTACAGTTGCGTTTTCAACTTTTTCTTGAACGGAGGTTAGTGATGGAGCAGGTGTTGTGGTTTCTGATGGGGTTGGGCTTGGGGTTGGCTCTGGACTTTGTGTTGGTGAAGGTGATGTTGAAGCCTCTGAAGAAGAAGTTGTTGGTTCTGGAGTTGGCGTTGGGCTTGGACTCGTCTCAGAAGATGGAGCGGATTCTGATGCTGGAGGAGGAGTTGCGCTGGTCGAAGGCGAAGGTTCAGGCGCAGGAGTCGGACTTGGAGAGGATGAATCAGAAGTTGGTTCAGAGCTCGGGGATGGAGGCGCCTCAGTGGAATTTGTCGTATTGGAGGATTGAGGGTCCGAAGTTGAAGCAGAAGGTTCTGGACTTGGAGATGGAGCTGGAGCAGTTGCGGTCGAAGACTCTGTGGAAGCAGGACTAGACACTACCTGTTCTGGGGTAGGGTCATCAGCATTCGCGTTTGATTGGCCAAGCAAAAATAGAAATAATGTGAGGACTGTTGCTGCGAATATGCGCAGTATTAACATTTACCTCTGATGTTACTGTAACTCAGTATCCCAATCAGGGTTAAAGTATGCAACAGATGTTAATGCTTCTTCTTGTTTTCTCATGTGATGACCACAGAACATTAATTCTAAATTAGATGTTTTCATATAAACTCTAACTTTAGCTGCAGCACTGCAACTATCGCAGCGGTCATTAGCAGTTAGTGGTTCATCTTTAAACGTTAAAACGTCTTGCATCTTTTCTGCTGTAATCACGTTGTCTCCTAAAATAGAGAAGCGGCAGGCTTTTGGCCTGCCGCTTCTAATACTACACTAAAAGTGTATTTTGGTTTTATGAAGCTGCTGCCCAAGGTGTAACAGTAATTGTTGCAGTAGAAGCAATTGAACCTGCTCCAGCTGCTGTTGACTGTGCCTTGATTGTTCCAGCTACTGCTACTACAGCACCTGTAATCGCTGTCAAAGCAAGTACAGTTGTTGCTGTTCCAGTTACTGTGAAAGTGTTAGCAGTTGGTGCGGAAACTACTGTGTAAGTTCCGTTTACAGAAGCATCAACACCAGAAATTGTTACTTTATTTCCAGCCACGAAACCGTGAGATGAATCAGTAAGTGTAATTGTGGTGCTTCCAGCTGTACGAGCAGCTGCTGTTACAACACCTGCTGCGTTTGTTGCAGCTGTTGCTGTAGTGATGTTAGCTGCTTCGTAACCAGCGTCACGAAGAGCATCAATAGCCAGAGCTGTGGTTAGACCAAGAACATCTGGTACTGAGATGTAAGCAGTTCCGCTTACGTATGCTCCGTCTCCAGTTGTGTAATCTGGAAATCCAGCGTACTTTGCTTCCGCCATGTCGTGGAAAGAAAGAGTTGGATTTAAGCGTGAGCTTGGGTATACGGTGTATCCGCTCCATCCGTAGTTCTGTGAAGCGTTTGCTGCTACTACTGCAGTTGAGGGTGCAGTTGTGTAATCCGCTGTGGATGTACGCTCATCGTTTGGTTGCATTGGGAAGTTGCCCCAAGCAAAGTCAACGAATACGTTACCAGCGGAATCAAGAAGATTTCCGTTGTTATTTGTTGCCATGAATTTACCTATTCTCTAGAGTGGGTTTAACAATCCCATGCGCGAAGGGATTTATTAATTCTACTATTTGGGTCTTTAGCAGTCTTGCTAGACGTATTTTTTTTCTTCATGCCCTCCATACGGGAACAAAAAGACTTACGACGAGCAGCAGACTTAGGAGACTTCTTAGCTTGTTCCTTCTTAACAGGGGGTTTTAAATTACTACCAGGGTTTGCTTTTTCATAAGACTTACGACCCTTTTCGTTAAGACCGCCTTTAGCGTTCTTACCTTCTTTGCGTTGCCAGGCTTCTGACTTTGCCATTCTTCATTACTCCGTTATCTACGTTATCAACTGCGTCATCTAAAGACCATGTAGGCTCTTCAGAGCATGTTCCTTCCGCCCAGCCCATGATTAAGTAAAATCCCAACCTTCGCCATGACGTTTCTTCATGTCATCAAGATGAGCCTTACCTAACGCTGAACCGGAGAAAGAGATACCTGTCTTCTTACTAGTCATAGTAAAGGGCACAAACAAACCTTCTCCTGTGTTCTCGTTTACCTTAGATACACCTTCGGAATCCATTTTGTGAATTCCCTCTTTACTAACGTTTATTGTGGTTTTAATCTGTGGTTTCTTTGGAATCATTACTTGCTTCCCTTCTTAGAGGAGCCGAACATGTTTGGGTGGGAGTCTTTAGTCATTCGGGTTCCGTCAGATAGGGTAGGAGAAGCTGTTGGGTCTCCAGCTAAAAACGCTCTACGAATTTCAATTTCAGAACGAGTATCTTTTGCTTCATCAAAATCTTTATTGTTTCGTGGCATTAAAATCTCCTAATTTGATTATTGTCGTACTCTGCTAGCGTTCTTTCATCGTAGTCTGCTGTATCTCTTACTGGGTCTCGGCTTCCTGCAACATAATTATCGTCTTTTTCATATTTTACATCTGGAATTCTATTGGTAGCTTTAACTGTAGACGGGAGGGGAAATGATATAGGTGGGTGAGGTTTACGATTTCTTTTTTCAGAACCGTCCTCTTGACCTTGAGATAGGTCCCCATTATTTCTTGGCATTATTTTTCGTTCTCTTTCTTGCCCGCTCTGCGCTTGTTTTCTTTCGCCACGTTCTTACTTTTAGAAATAGCACGAAGGTTGCTAGGAGAATCGTTATTTTTGTTGTTGTCTTTGTGGTCAACATCGGTTCCCTTCGGTAACTTACCGTTTTTAGACTCGTAATCAGCACGGGCCTTATCCTTAGATGTTGTCACCCACTTGCCGTTTACTTTCTTCTTATAGACGTATATAGGACGTCCACCATTCTTCTTAGAACCCTTGTAAGGTCCAAACTTTTTTGTCTCAGCCATTAGATTGACCACCATCCCTCGTATTTAGCATTTGGGTTATCTTTGAGCCATTGTCTACGCAATTCATTTTGATAAGCCCAATCAATGTCCGTGTTACGTTCGGTCATTTTTGTCTCTCAATCGCCTTAGACACAACGTCTCTTGCTGCCATAGAAGAAGAATACCGTTGAACAGTACCCCGTGGTCCCCCAAATATACGGTCACTTATTCTTCTAAACTGTTGACCTTTTGCAAATTCGCTTGACCGAGGCAAGTATGCAGTAACTACACCTACGGATTTCTTCACTTGTCTTTTTTCTTATTGTTAGAAGGAGGCCATGTATCTAGAATTGCTGCAATGCGTCCATCTTTACGAAGGCGTACGATGTGTCCATCCTTTATTTGGATGGGATTAAATTTAGAAGCTCGCTTAAATTTTGCTGACATTGGAATCCGTTGGTGTTGATACTTGTGATTCAAACTCTGCTTTACGAGATTCATTGCGTTCTCTAGCTGCAATTAAATCATCTGGGCTAACAAGCGCGGCCATGCCACCTGCATATCCCATAAATGCGAGAGTACGCTCCGCAGGCTTTTTCTTAGGCTTTGCCATTGTCTCGCCAGCTGTTGCCTAATGCAATAGCTTCATCCTCGTGTTGACGGAGAGAGTCGCTTTCCCCCTGTTTAGATGACTTGGGTTTCACGATACCCTTACGAATGGGTCCAAACTGAGACGAAGCGAGTTGCTTGCTAAAACGCTTCTCTGATAGTTGAACTACGTTCCATTGAGAGTTCTTAGGTTCCATATAAGAATTATGCCTTAGGAGAGG